GTAGCAGGTGAGACAGTAGGAGGAAGTATTTCAACAGTAAGTGCTGATTTAGCAGCAACAATCCTGACTCAAGATTTCGGTACAGTTACTGATCATGAGTTGAAGTTCACTCACAGTGGTGAGACTTACAGATTCATCTTCACAGATCCTATTAATGGTATCCCAGCAGATCAATCTCCTATCTTCTTTGTAGAGACAGGATCAACTGCAGTAAGTGCAATAACTAACCTATCAAGCTCTTTCAACTCCAACTTAGGTCTACCTTTAGAGTTGATTTACGGAGGTTCAGGTACAAGTGTTGACATTAGTGCAACAGTAGCTGGTACTGCTTTTGAAGGTTTAGAAGTAAAAGTAGCAGAAGCAGCATTAGAAGAAGCAGTAGGAACTTTAGCAGGTGGTACTAACGTATCAGCTCCAAGTACCTTCTTCACTTTAGAAACATTAGGTAAAGGAGAGATTTTCAACTCATCAGGTTCTGTAGAGGCAGATGGTTCAGTAGATGCTGGTACTGTTGATAACTTTAGAGTAGAGTTAAGAGATGTAGATTCTGATTTAGGTGTATTTGATATTTACATCAGAAGAGGTGATGATACAGATAAGACTCCTATCTTCTTAGAGACATACAGTAATGTAAACTTAGATCCAAACTCTGAGAACTACATTGCAGCAGTTATTGGTGATACACACTATGCATTGAATGCTGAAGGTGACGCAGTACAGGAGTACGGTGAATATCCAAACAGATCAAGACTAGTAAGAGTACAATCAGTAAACGTACAGCAACCAGACTACTTTGATAACTCAGGAAAACCTAAAGCAGCATTTGCAGCAGACTTAGACGTCTTAGCAGGAGCAGAAGGTGTTATTCCTTTTGTAAGCGGTCAAGGTTCAATAGCACCAGCAGGAGCTAAGTTCTTACATGAGATCAACGGAGACAATACAGAAGGTATTGAAGCTCTAGCAGGAGATGTTCCTGGATACTCTAACGCAGTAAAAGTACTAAACAATACTGAAGGTTACAGATTTGATGTTTTAGTAACACCAGGTTTGAATCAACAACAACATGCTACTACAGTAGGTAAGTATTTAGATTTAGTACAAGAGAGAGGAGACTCTATTTACATCTTAGATACTGTACCTTACGGATCAGCAGTAGGTGATGCAGTCGTAGAAGCAAAAGAGCTAAACAGTTCTTATGCAGCAACTTACTGGCCGTGGGTAAAAGTACAGACTCAAGGGATAGGTAAACAGATCTGGTCTCCAGCATCAGTTGTTATGCCAGGTGTTTATTCCTTCTCAGATTCAGTAGCAGCATCATGGTTCGCACCAGCTGGTATGGTAAGAGGTGGTATTCCTGGAGTACTAAGAGCAGAGAGAAAGTTATCTAAGAAAGATAGAGATTCACTTTACTCAGCTAAGGTAAATCCTTTAGCAACCTTCCCAGGAACAGGAGTTGTAGCATACGGTCAGAAAACATTACAAACTAAGCCAAGTGCTTTAGATAGAGTAAATGTTAGAAGACTATTGATCACCTTGAAGAGATTCATTGGTAATCAAGCTAACAACTTAGTATTCGAACAAAACTCAATCGCTACAAGAAACAGATTCTTAGCAGCAGTAAATCCTTACTTAGACATAGTAGTTCAGAGAGAAGGTTTGTATGCATTTAGAGTTGTAATGGATGATATCAACAATCCAGCAGACGTAGTAGATAGAAATATGTTAGTAGGACAGATCTACATCCAACCTACTAAAACTGCAGAGTTTATTGTACTTGACTTCGTAGTAGAACCTACTGGTGCAAGATTTGAAGTCTAACTATTTATAATAAAGTAAAAACGTAATAAGATGCCAATATTAGACGCTAACGAAATCATGTTCAACGCTTTTGAACCAAAAGTTCAAAACAGGTTCATCATGTACATTGATGGTATTCCATCATATTTAGTGAAGACAGCAAATGCACCGCAGTTCAGTGATGCACCTATCACCTTACATCACATCAACACTTACCGTAGATTGAGAGGTAAGAGAGATTGGCAGAATATGTCAGTATCTTTATATGATCCAATCACTCCTTCAGGTACTCAAGCAGTAATGGAGTGGGCAAGAGCAGGATACGAATCAGTAACAGGTCGTGCTAACTATGCAGATCTTTACAAGAAAGATGTTACCTTCAACGTATTAGGTCCTGTAGGGGATATCGTTGGTGAGTGGATCTTGAAAGGAGCATTCGTAGAATCTTCTAACTTCGGATCTTATGACTGGTCAAGTGCAGAAGCAGTATCTATTGATATGACCTTAGCATTTGATTATGCAGTACTAAACTTCTAATAAAGATTATGGATAATTTCAACATCAGAAAGTTCTTGACAGAGAATAAACTAACATCAGTTAGTATGTTAGCTGAAGATCAAGACAATATGGACAGAATAGAGGGACTAACAAGTCAACCTTTATTAGAAAAGTTCTTACAATGTGCAAAAGACATTTACCAAGATCATCAAGATAATGGTGAGATGTTCTATGCAGAAGATGTAGCTCAGTATTTATGTGGTGAGATAGAAAAAGCATTAGCACCAATGGATGTTGATGCATCTGACTTGATGGAAGTATCTGATGAAGTAGACGAAGGTGAAATGATGCCAGAGGTAGAAGTATCTACTGAAGTTTCTGATGAAGTAAAGGAATACGTTCAAGAAGCTCTAAAAGGTAATACAGCAGAAGAGGTAGCAAAGATCATAGAAAGAACTTGTAGTAAAGGAGCAATGGAGATGCAATTAGAAGTCATCTCAGAGATTATTGCAGCTTACGAATCTAAGATCAACTCTTTAGAAGAAGATACTTCTTTAGCAGGTATTATTGATAATAGAAAGATGAATGAGATGAAGAAGATTGTAAAAGGTCTTCATAAAGAGTACGGTAACTGTCAAAAGACATACGAAAGAAAGTATTCTGAAAAGTAATCTTATAAAATATTTGATAGAAAGAACCTAGGCTTATGTCTAGGTTTTTTTTTCTTAGATATTTATATATGATAAGTTATAACTAAACAAGTTTTATGGAGTTTACATTACCCACAGAGATCATCGAGTTACCTTCCAAAGGCTTACTTTACCCTGAAGGACATCCTTTATCATCAGGAGAAGTAGAGATGAAATACATGACTGCTAAAGAAGAAGATATTCTTACTAATCAGAACTACATCAAGAACGGAACTGTTATTGATAAGTTATTGAAATCTCTATTAGTAACAGAGTTCGATTACAATGACTTACTAGTAGGAGATAAGAATGCTATTATGATAGCAGCTCGTATTTTATCTTACGGAAAGGACTACCCAGTAGAATACAACGGAGAGCAAGTAGAAGTAGATTTATCTTCATTAGATGCCAAACCACACGAGGTAGAGTATCAGAGAGATAGTAGAGAGTTTCCTGTGAAGCTACCGAAATCAGGATATGAAGTTATCTTCAAGGTATTCTCCCATGGTGATGAGTTATCTATTGAACAGGAGATAAAAGGTTTACAGAAGATCAATAAGAATGATGTTCCTGAAGTTACTACTAGATTGAAACATATGATTGTAGCAATCAATGGGAACAGGGAGAGAGCAGACATTAGAAAGTTTGTAGATGGATATCTATTAGCACAAGATGCTAGAGCATTGAGAGAAGAATATGTAAGAGTATCACCTGATGTAGATTTGAAGTTTACCTACACCTATGATGATGGAAGTGATGAGGAGGTCACACTGCCTATCGGGATCAACTTTTTTTGGCCTGACCTCTGATTATCGTAAAAACATATTCCAACAGATTCATGAGATAGTATTTCATGGAAAGGGAGGCTACGATTGGGGAACTGTCTACAATATGCCTATCTGGTTGAGAAGGTACACTTTCAAGACTATTGAAGAGTTTTACGAGAAGGAACAAGCTGCACATAAAGAAGCTATGGACAAGTCTAGCGGCACACAAGAACTAACCTCATCCCCTTCTATTGATAAGGGACCAGACATTAAACCAACTTATACAACGAGAACCTCTAGAAGTTAGAGGTTTCTCTATTTATAAGAATAGTATAAGATTATTATGGCTGAAAACAATTACGGAAACATAGGAAAAGAATCCTTTGATGAAATAAATCAGGGTGCTCAGTTATTCAAAGAAACAATAGAAGCTACTGGAAAAGTACTTGGTTCATCTTTTAAGAATAGTGTAAGCCTTGCTACTCAGTTATCTGGAATTTCTGGAGATATTTTAAAAGACAGAAATGAACTCAAGAGTCTAGAGAAAGCTCAAACTGACACAGCAAGAGAGTTAAATCAGTTACGAGCAGAAGAGAATAATCTTCAATCACAGCTCCTAGGCGCCTCTAGAGAAGAGAAAGAAACCCTTTTTGATAAACTTCAAGCTATACAGATTAGGAAAGACGCAATGTCTTCAATGGTGGAAGATGCTAAAGTCTTAGTCACTGAAGCCAAGAAACTAGCATCACAGACAAAGTTTTTTGACAGACTACAGCTAGCAGCAGAAACCATACCAGGTCTAGGTCCTTTAATCTCTGGACCTTTCCAAGCAGCTGCCGCTGCTGCAAAAGAAGCTGCCGAGTCTGGAGGTGGGCTGATGAATACTTATGTTGCAGGAGGAAAGGAACTTTTAAAAGTATTAGGACCAACTGCAGTATTAGGAGTATTGCTAAAAGCATCAGCTGAAACTAAAGAATTGAGTACAAATCTTGGTATTAGTTTAGATTCTGCAATAGATATGCAGAAGAGGTTTGGGCAGATAGCATCTGACTCTAAGGATGTAAGAATCAACTCCACAGCATTAGCTAAAGCACAGAACACCTTACAGAAGGAATTAAAGTTAGGAGTAGAATTCTCAGGAGAAACCTTACAGAACTTCACCAAGTTAACTGAATACATGGGAGTATCTGCAGCAGCAGCTTCAAGGTTAGCCTTACTTACTGAAGGTACTGCAATGTCTTCTAGTGAATTCCAGAATAGTTTAGCACAATCAGTAGTAGAGTCAAACAAAGCATTAGGAGTAAATGTATCTTTAAGTGAAGCATTTGAAACCATAGGTTCAGCATCTGCATCTACTTATCTTACTTTAAGAAGAAGTCCACAGCAATTGGGTAAGATGGTTGCAGAAGCCAAGAAGTTAGGTTTAGAATTCTCACAGATAGAGAGTATTGCTTCCTCTATGTTAGACTTTGAATCTTCTATTCAAGCAGAATTAGAAGCAGAGGTATTGACTGGAAAGCAGTTAAACTTTGAGAGAGCTAGGATGGCTGCTCTACAAGGAGACACTTTAACACTTACTAGAGAGATAGCAACACAAGTAGGTACAATTGCAGAGTTTGAAAACATGAATGTTATTGCTAGAGAGTCTTTAGCAAAATCCATGGGTATGAATTCTGATCAGATGGCAGAGATGTTATTGAAATCAGAAGCATTAGCTGCTAATGAAACTATTGCTGCAGAGATGTCAGCAGAACAGTTACAGTCAGCAAGAGAGAGAGCAAAGGTAACTGGTGATTTAGGAGCAGCTTTATTAGAGATAAATCAAGAAGCTGATGTATCTGCTAAGTTTGAACAGTCAGCAGTAAAACTACAAGATGCTTTCAAGCAAGTAGCAATACAGGTAATGCCTGTTGTAACAAAACTAGCAGATTTAGTTGCTAAGATATTCTCTTCACCTTTACTAAAAACTGCAGCTATCATAGGATCAGTTGCTTCAGCAGGAATGTTACTTGCTTCTTTAGGAAGAGGAACAATGATTCGTCCAATGATTACTAGAGATGCATCCGCTGCTAGTGGTGGAAGTATGTTTGGCGGAGGAGGATCTGCTAAAGCTTCTGGAAACATGTTTAGTAAAGGTAGGAGATTCAAAGCAACTACTGGAGGAATGGCTTTAGGAGCAGGTATTGGAATAGCAGGATCAATGGTAGGCGCCCAGTTACAGAAATCTGGACAAGAAGCAATAGGAAAAGGGATATCAATGGGAGCTCAAGGAGCAATGATGGGAGCAATGTTTGGTCCAATGGGAATGGCTATTGGAGGAGGAGTTGGTTTACTTGCAGGAACAATAACTGGTCATCTTGAAAAACAAGAGAAAGCAAGAGAAGAAGCTGAACAAAAGAGAGCAGATGAATATCAAAAAACAATGCAAGAGTTAGCTCAGAAAGAAGCCAAGATCTTCTTAGATAGTAATCAGGTTGGTATGGGATTGACTTTAGGAACTAACTACAAAACTCAATAAGTATGCCTTTATTTGACAGAATAGGAAGAGATGTAAGTCTACAGGTAAACGCAAGAGCAGATGATTTTGTTAGGATGACTAAGTTACTTACTTCTTATCAAGGAGCAAAGTTTCTTGCTAATCAAGCTTTATTGAGAGCCTCTAACTTTGATACAACCAAAGGAGAGAGAAAGCAATCTGCTAAAAACAGTGTAATAGATGTCTCTTCAGTAACAGCTTCCCTTCTTTCACAGGTAGTAGTAAACGGAACAGGAACACATTTCTTAATAAACGAGTTAGGAGCTCAGATGGGAAAGACTCCTTACTTTACCGGTAATGGAAATGCAGCAACGGAAGCAAAATATGGTGGAAGAGTTCGAGTTATTAGAGAAGAAAGTAAATCATCTACTGTAAGTATGCATAATATGACTGCTGCTAGATCTACAGCAGATGAACAGTTTCTATTTCATGATGACTTTCATAGTTACATGGTATCTAAGTCCCCTAATGAAGATCCAAATAGAGAAGGAGTTTTCTTAGAAGATGGAACAACAGAGGATAATAATCTCAGTAAAATAGTACACAAAGATACATTGCCAGTAGTATTCTCAGTAGTAAGAGGAACACATACATCTTTACCTTTCAGAGGATTTGTTCAAGGCATCAATGATAGTTTTAGTGCAAATTGGAACACAATAAGCTATGTAGGAAGGAATGAACCTCTTTACATTTACGATAATACAACAAGAACGTTGGGATTCACCTTACAAATTCCTATCTTTAGTAATAAGGATACTAAGAGAATTTACCAAAGAGTAAATGCACTAATGTCCTACATGTACGGAAGATACGGAAACAGTGGAGCAGAAGATGAGAACAGTAAAGTAACTGGAGGAGTAATACAGGGATTGAATCAAGGAACTGTTCTAAGAATTAGAGTAGGTGATTATTTTAGAGGATATGGAATAATGACTTCTCTTAGTCATGCAATAGCACAAGAAGTGCCTTGGTCAAGTACAGATAGTACTCAGGGAAATAGGAGATTAACAGATACCTCAGGTAGGGATTTGATACTACCTCAAGTAATTACACTCTCTCTTGCTTTCAATATTATACATCATAAAAGACCTGAGAGGATAGTTGGACAAGAGGAAGCATCCACTTTATCATTTATAGGAACAAGAGATATAACATCTATAGAGAAAGATGAAAAATAGATATGAAAATACATCTAAGATAATCAGAGAGAAGACCTCTGGTATAGGTACAACAGTTTACACAGTACCTCCAGAATCTATTGAAGACTATTATCTTATTACTACTGTAGGAGATAGGTTTGATATCTTATCTAAACAGTATTATGGAGATGAAAAATATTGGTATGTAATCGCAACTGCCAATCCACATATTAGGAGAGATAGTTTAAATATTGAACCAGGTTATCAAATCAGAATCCCTTTACCTTTGGGAAGAGTATTGAATTCAATGACCATAGAGAATAATAGACGATGAGTTTATCTCCAGGAAGATTTATTGATACAAAGGTAGCTAAACAGATTTCAAAAAGACAAGAAGTTATTGGAGCATCTAAAAGACTTTTTGGTCCTGAAGATCCACAAGCTTACAGTTTCTTTTTAGCTAAGACTCCTTTCATTAAACTTACCTCAGGTATTGATAAGGACGGTAAACAAGATCCTGCAAGACAATCAGTTTTAGACAACGGGTACAGAGGTATAGCAAGTGATGTGACTGCAGAAGCACCAGGTTACGAATATTCTGATGACTTTGGAGTAAGACCTGTTGCCGGTATTACCGGAATGAATTTAAACACTCACAACAGGTACGGTAGTTTGAGAACTGCAACAGTACAGTTTGAAGTTCATAGTTTAGAGCAGATGAATCTCTATGAAGAGATGTTTATGAGACCTGGGTACTCTGCTTTATTAGAATGGGGTCACAGTGTTTATCTTGATTCTAAAGATGGACAAGTCTATGATATGGAACCTTTATTATCTGAACCTTTCATCAACAAGAGTTTAGTAAGTTCTTTCCTAAACACAGGAGCATCTGCAGATGACTTGCAGAATCAGAGTAAACAAACCATCTACCGTGCTATTCAAGAGATGAGACGTAAGACAGATTACAACTATGACGGTATGTATGGTCTTATAAAAAACTTCAGTTGGTCATTGAGAACTGACGGAGGATATTCCTGTACTGTAGATATTGTTTCTATTGGAACAGTTATAGAATCTCTTACTTTGAACGCAAACATGTTAAAAGAAGAGGTTATTTATTTCTACAATTTAGAAGATGAAGGTAGAAAGCCTATTGAGATTGTAGAAAAGGTAACAACCTCTTTTACTGACATTAAAGGAGGAGAAGAAATAGAAGGTACTGCCACTCAAAAAGCCATTATAGAAGGTATTAGAAAAAAACTACC